AGACGATCACTATCTCAGCTAGCCTATTCTAGTGCACACATTAGAGTCGATTTGAGTTTAAATTCGTTTATTACTCAATTAAACGTCCTTGAAATAAATCGTGTAAGTCGATTGAGTGAATTGGATGGGATTGGCGTCTTGTCCAAAATCAGAATTGTACAAGCACAGGGTCAAATGATTGGTTCCCATCATATGCTGCTGGTCCTTGTAATGGATCTTCTTACGGATATTAATGGTATGTGTGAAAACAGTCGCAACTTTGTTAGTTGCTTGAGCTTGCGCATCAATAGCATTCGCATACATCATTACATCCAACTTAGGAACACATTGCTCTTCATCAATGAGCCTGCTCATAATAGCAGCCGGAACTCCTGCACCACCATTCTGCAAAGGTGGTCCAGCAGCAGGCTGCGGGATGTTCTCGAAGTCAGTCATGACGGCTATCATTCGCCCGACCGCGTTGCTCTTTCCAGCGTCTGTTAGCCATGTTGTCCTGACGACTACTTTCTCAACATATATTTCATCGCCATTCCTAGTTGTCTGTGTGTTTCCAGTCACAATATTCGCAAACAAATTCTGGGAATAACCCCAAGAACCGTTTGCGATTGCCGACCAATCCACACCACCAACGAATCGCTTTTGTTCTGCTACATTCAGCAGAACCTTTCGCACAAATGCTTGCCCACGCTGACGCGCAGGCCTAACAGCTATTTGTCCGAAGTCGAGGCGGCGCTTACGCCCCAACGCCAATCTTCGATTAGCTCCTCTCTTTCTCTTCGGCATAGCGTGGTCCGTCTGACAACGAACCTGGCTATGCCTCAAACAGATTGCCTTAATATTATATAGGCAATCTGTTCCGCTTTCCGCCGTTCCGCCGTTCCGCCGTCTCTACAGAAAGTCTTGACCTTGTGAACACCCTGTCCTTTCTCAACGTACCGTATCGAACACCCGAACCTGGTACAAGGTCGCCACCTGTTTGCAAATAAACCTGGGCACAAGTGCTTTTTTTTTTTTTTTTTTTTTTTTGTTTTTGCTTTTTTTTGATGCCGCGAACTGTCTTTTTTTAGTTTTTTTTATGCAGGGATTAGAAACACACAACGTTTGGCAAAACACAAGTAATCTTGAAACACACAACGTTTCAAGTTGTGTTTTGCCCGCCCCTCTATATAAGAAGGGTCCCCGAGATCATCCCTCCACCCGCACAGGTGACACGCTACCCGCATGCGGGTGGAGGTGTCGCGAACCATTTTTTTTTTTTTTTTTTTTTTTTTATTTGTTTAATTCGCGCCATTTTTTAAAAAAATGATTTCTTTTTACCTTCTTTTTTTTTAAACAGATGACAAGCATCATCGAACAACTTGATGAAGTCTCCGACCAGAACTTCCGCCTCAACTGCAAGGTCGTCTTCCTCACCTACGCCAACCGTCATCTTCCTAAGGAGGAACTCCATGACTTCGTCATAGAAGCATGCGGCAAGCCTGCATCCGCCCGAGTTGTGCACGAGACTGGGGCCACGGGTCACGAGCACACTCATGTCCTTCTCATGGCCACCCGCAAGATGGATATCAAGAACTGTCGTAAGTTCGACTTCGAATTCGACAGCGAGACTTTCCATCCCCACATCAAGAGGGTCAACACGGTGGCACACATCCAGAACCTTCGCGCCTACATCGAGAAGGAAGACAAGAACCCGTTCGGTGAGCTCCCTGCCATGAAGTCTACGCCTGAGGAGAAGTTTCAGGCTGCGACTGAGTGGGTGCTCTCTTGCAAAACATGGGCGTCTGTGTTCCGTGGTAACACTGAGGTTATGATGACCATCTCCACAAAGCTGATGTACTTCCAGAAGCTTTGGGAGACCAACGCCAAGAAGAAGACTACGGTGACGGAGCATACCAACTTCAACCGTCCGAAGTTAGACTTCTCGCAGACGAACTGGCTGGTGACTGGGAAGGCTGGGACTGGCAAGACCTCTTGGGCTCTTAGCCACTTCCAAAACGCCGTCCTTGTGTCGCATATCGATGATCTCAAGCAGATCACGGACGAGACCGATGGTCTCGTGTTTGATGACATGTCTTTCAACCAGTGGCCGGCTGGCTCCATCATCCATCTCCTCGATCGCGAGTTCGACAGGGCCATCCACTGCCGCTACATCAACGCTGAGATCCCGGCTAAGCTCCCCAAGATCTTCACCTCTAACAGGAGTGACATTTTTGTGCCTAACATATGCACAGCCGAAGAACAAGCTGGCATCGATCGCCGCTACAAGACGATCACTATCTCAGCTAGCCTATTCTAGTGCACACATTAGAGTCGATTTGAGTTTAAATTCGTTTATTACTCAATTAAACGTCCTTGAAATAAATCGTGTAAGTCGATTGAGTGAAT